CGTTACCAATACCTGCCGAAGCGCTTGCTACCTGAGTGGCTGCGTCTACGCCCCTGCGCTGTATGTTTTCCTGGATATTGCTAGTACGATTGAGCGCTTTTGCGTATCTACGCTCGGCAGCGGTAACTAAGCGGCGGTTTTGCAGTGCTTCTCTTAAGGCTCGATCCGACTCCCTCACGTCACGCTGGGCAAGCCGTAGTTGAGAGTTTGCCAGTCTGCGTGCTGTAGCATTTGGCCCGCCAGCAACAAAGCGCCCAGTATCAGGATCGCGGCGCATTGCCACGTTTCCGACAGTGCGACTGGCGCTAGAAAGATCGCGCCCTGCTTGCGCCCTGCGACCAGCGGCTCTGTTGACGTTGCGAGTGGCAGATTGCGCAATCTGGCCTACATTAAGCTGTGCTTCCTGGAGATCCCCGTATAGCTGAGTGGTCCTCCGAAGCTCCGCATTAAGTTGGCGAATCTCGCCAAGGCCCTGTATGCCAACGCTGATTAGTCCCCGATAGTCGCTCACTCCCTGCCCTGGCGCCAGTGTCCCACCTTAGCGCCTCCTGGGTTGGCTGGCCTGTGGGACGGCTGGTATCTGATCGGCCAGGATTTCAAAATATGCAGCAAGCATAATTATGTCATCCTGACTTGCGTTGTTTGCGAGCTGAGAAGGTGTCATTCCCAGCTCCTTACATAACGCAAGTCTAAGCATCAGGGCCGAATCCTTTTTTATCGCTTCCTTGATCGCTTTTGGAGTCTTCGCTCGCTAGCATACCTCCGTTATCGAGAATTGCAACCATCATATTGGTCAAGTCTGCCTTGGCATATTCCTGGCGCATTACACCTTTGTCGGCAACTGCGTCGAACATCTTTGTGCCATCTTCGTATTCAGCGCGCTTGATGAGCACGCTCAAGCCATAAGCGCTGGTATTCCTGTCACTCCTAACTGCTTCCCTGATTGTTTCGTCCTCTGCATCGGTAAGGGGCCACCAATACATGTCAAACGATGCGCCAGTGGACAGCGTGATCTCCACTTTGCGACGTTGGCGAGTTGCCTTGAGTAGCTCTTTGACGTTTTTGGCCATGGGAAGGATGCTGCAACGAGGGAATCATAGCACCGGGTCAAGGCACAAAACAGCGAGGCCAGAGCCCCGCTGTGTGACAATCCAAAAACGATTAGAAGTCAGTCAGGCCAAGGAGGTTGCTGGGAGTGTCCGAAATGCGATAGTTAATCGAAACTTCGGTCGGGCTGTCATCTTGCGAAATGGCGCTACTAAAGCCAAGCAGGACGATAGGGAAACTGCATTGCAACGAAGCAGCATCGTCAACCATGTTCGGGTTGCCGGTGGTAGCAACAGCACTAAAGTATGCTTTTAGCTCAGCACCACTTTGATCGTTAAACATCGTACCCTGAATAATGCGATTGGTGAAAGCAACGCGATCCTCGGTAAGGCGCAAGGTCAGAGTGCCACTGCCATCTGCAAAACCGGCCTGATACCTGCGGAATCGGGCAAGTTTAGGGCCAGTACCAGAGCCAGGCTTACAAGGAAGAGAGGTAATGTCAATCTCGCCCCTGGTAAGGGTAAGGTCAACAGATGGCACTTCGCACATGGCATAAGCCGTGGCAAAGCTCATCTCGATGTGGTTGCCTTCGCCTGGAGTGTTTGCGCCACCAGCGCCACCGTTACCAGTAAAAGCAAGCGCAGCGCCGCCAAGAGTGGCGGAAATAGTGCAAGACGTGGGAGTGGGACGGGTCTTGATGTAATAAACTGTTCCATCAGTGATGGCAGCATCAAGGTTAGCGGTTCCTTTTTCCGTGAAAGTTACAGGATCACCAACACGAAAATCAGAATTAGCAGGAATATGAAGAACCGAAGTGGTAGCAGGACTAACGGGAGCAGGAAAATCAGTTTTGTCAAGCAGGCAGGCCAGAGTACCGGGGGGCTTCATGGCGATCATGCCATCTTGGCCCGTTAAAACGCTGACAGGGCCACAATTCGCGACGGGCATAGGAGGTCCGACCTGTGGCCGGTGATTGCTGTAGCCGCCAGTCTACTCCCTGTGGCGAGCCATGAAGGGCATAGAGAACCGGGTAAAGTGATGCGCCCGGTCCTGTAGTTGCGCCTGGGTCGGCCCTGTGAGCGTGCCGACGCGAGCGATGATCTGCTGGGTTGGTGGCGGGATCGAGCCGTTCAGGGCCGATAGCGCGTCGATCACAGGGCCGGCGATGACCAGGCCCCGGCCTGGGCCGATGCTTTTGCGGGTGAAGATTTCGCACACCAGAGAGCCTCGAATGTGCCACGAAGCCTGAGCGCCAATAGCCTGCTCTTGCATCAGGCCAAAATTAACACGAACAAGACAGTATTCGTCATCATCTGCAAACTCAGTAGCAAGTTGATTTTCGACATAAACCCGCACCGGACTGGCGGCATCAATTACAATGCGTTCGTAAATGCCACGAATCTGCTGAAAAGGGACTGTCATCTTTTGTTTACAGGAATAAGGAAGCCGGCTTTTGCGCCCTTTTTAATAGCAGCCTTGAACTTGCCGCCTCCCATATAGTTATCGTACCAGTCTTTCTTTGCCGTTGACATTGCCGGTCGCTTGCCCGACTCCGCTATCGCGTCTGTTGACATTTTCTTGACATCGCCCCGATACTTACCAACCCTTCTGCCTATTGCAACTGGCGCTTTAATTGGATCTTCTTCTTGCCGTATAAACCTGCCAGGGATAAGATCCATTGCCTCTTGCGCGTAGGGGGAAGAGTTGCCGATAAGCAGCTCAACTTTGCTTCCGCTTGCTGGCAGGGAAGATGTAAACTGGCCCTTCGCGTTACGGCCCTGGGTCTTAAGCAAGGGAATGTTAAAGAGATTGTACTTGCCGTTCTCGCCGCCTGGCCTCGCGCCTCTCTTGCCATCGGCAGTTTCAACATACCAGCTATCCCTAAAGTCACCACCCCAGGCTGGGCCGATGGTAGCAAGGTCGTTTACTACTTCCTTGGCGGCATTGCGTAGCGCCGTAAACGCAGCATCCCTAATCTCGTCAGACATTTTTTCAAGACCGAAGCCTTTGCCTTTCTTCATTAGCTTGCGCCGTTTTGCCATTATTCCGCCCTCGCTGTGATCTTGCTTGCGTACATAGCAAAGGCTGTGGTTCCACTTTCTGAGCCTTGCACGATAAAGGCTTTCCCGTCAAGCGTAGTAATTAGTTTGCCGTCCAGCGTTGTCAGGTAAATTGGTCCAACAATAACGCCGTCAATACCACTACCATAGCTTTCGACTTCTGTTACCTTCCACTTGCGCCCCAAGTATTCGAGTCTGTCATTGGAACTGATAGGCCAGGGCACCGTATCATGGTCAACCCATACACTGACCTCGTTGCCCTGCTCGACTCCGTTACGCTCTGACTTTTTAGAGCGCGTTACAGCACCGGCAGCATTAAACCTTGCTTCAGTAATTGCAACTGTGCCTAGCGTTTCATTGTAAACGCCAGGAGTTACTTTAACGTAAGTAAGCGACTGGGATCTATACTTGTCTATCATCCGTTTTGACAACGGCTTTGCCCAAGCATCTTGCGGAGCGTTCATTTAGCCTCGAAGAATGCGGATGGAGCTTTCGTTCTGCCGGTCAACCCAACAGCCGATTAAGTCCAGTAGCCACGGGTAAAGCCGTAGCACGGTGGGCGAATAACTGCCAACACGCTTGTCTGTTGGCAGTACCTGTGCCAAAGTGGTAGGAGCAAAGTATTCTTGCTCGAATACGTCAAATTTCTCTCGCTTAACAACTGGTGCCGGCAGTTGACTAGAAGCGCCAATAGCTGCCGTACTGTTGCTAAAAAGCACCAGCGCAAGTTCTGAGGCAGCAGCAAGATAGCCTGCTGTTAGGCTGTTACCGCAACAAGTCGCTTCATCAGTACACCAGCGTAATGTACGCAGCGCAGTTTGAGCAGAGTTAAGAGCCTGCGCCTTTTGCGTTGCGTTGAGCGCGGTCCAGGCAGCCGCCTTGAGCGTGGCCCCCATGTAGGCGTCGGCCTGCTCCACCGTGACCAGCGCCGGGGGCGTGCAGTTGCAGGGACGCTCGCCATTGTCGGCGGAGTAAGAGTAGGGATCGGCCAGGCGATGCCACGGCCACCAGGAAGCGTTCACACCGCGAACACGCGCCAGGCGGTGCCGTTGTACCAGCAGAGCGCGTTGGCGCTACCACCGGCCACGGGAGCAGAGCCCACGGTGGGGGAAGTGAGGTTGCTGACCCTAACGGTCGTGCCTGTCCTGGCACTCGCGGGCAGAGTGGCGACCGTGAAAGGCTTGCGGTATTCGTAAAAGTTAAACAGTGCCATCGGGAGACGGTACGGGCCAGCCTCGATCATAGCTCAGATCGGGCCATGAAAAAGCCCCCAGGCTTACGACTTCCTAGGGGCTGAGTGCGTCCAGGTACTCTAACATCCCTGGGCTGTTGACCGTTAGGT